CTTTTGTATCAAGCCTTTCTTTTTTGGCTTGACCGAGATACTCCATCCTTTGCCCATGATGAATGATCTCTGTAATCGCACGATCCGCCTGGCCGTTGGATTGACTCTCCACGCGCGCAGACTCTCGGCAAATATCTTCTTCCGATCCCATGCGCTGCGGCCTTCGTACAGGCTGGATAGTCCGCCGGTGAAGAAGTTGTTGTCGCGTTCTGTGATCGAGAGCGCCATTTCCAGTGCGTCGTTTGCATTGGCAAGCTGGCGTTGAAGCTGCGCGACCGTGGGGCGTTTCTTAGTAGGCATTAGAAACTCTCCAAGGAATCTCCGGTATTTCCTTCCCTAATGGCACACTTTCAAATGATGGGTGGTAGAAGAAGAACCAACACTCGCTCTTTGCGGGGTCATTTACTGCTGTTAGGAATACTGCTTCTTCTGGCAAGCCCTGAATTGTCTTTATCTTTGCTTCAAAGTTTGTAAACATCATTCTGATAAGGTTTTCGTCAGTAACGACAATTCTTGCGATTCGTCGCTCGCCTGATATTGTTATTAAGTGTGGTTTAGTAGGCATTATCCATCTCCTGCAATACGTCTGCCTGCTCTATGATCTGTGTTTCGCTGTGAACGTACCAATCCAGTTTGTCCAGTTCTGCTACCATTGAATCGGCGGATATAAAATCGTCGTGGATGAGTTGGCCGCCTTGGTCGCGTGTACCATCTGGCACGCTCCATCTCATGGTCTTGGCTGGGCCGATCAGAATTTCACTCTGGCAGTTGGCGTATTGGAGTCTTACTTCTTCCGTCCGCGCGCAATCCCTAAATCTTCCGCTCTCGATGGCGGCGATAAAACCGTAGCCGATCTCGGATTTGGTCTGTGCTGTGAACTTAATTGGAATGGTGCGGGTCGGGTATTTCTTGGCGAACATGGACCACAAGCCCTCTCCTACGCCTGTGGCGTCGATCACGATGTACTGTGGCTGCCAATTTCCTATCAGGGAAGAGACTGCGCCGAACACGTCTACATGGTTGCTCCCGTGCCAAGATAGGCGAAAGACTACACGATAGATCGGTGCTTGCAATATTTCCAGTCCTTCTAGGTCTATGTCCACGATGGATAATGTGGTCTTGTCCCGGCCTGGATTTCGCATCCCTTCGAGTTCGAGCATGGCTTCATCCATGCCCGCCACGTCAATCGTAAAGGCGTAGATGTGTCCTGCCTGCCTCGGCGAAAGTTGACCATTCTCGTCAACTGTTCGCCGGGGAAAGGGTTGGGTCTGCTCTGGTTGATCTCCCTGCATGAGTGCCAGTCGGCGCGCGTTGAACATGCCGGCCTGAGCGTCGATGCGTTCGCAAAAATACTGCGTCTTTACCAAGGGATGCTCACGGCCAAGTTTCTTGATCTCGTTATCCACGAACTGTCCGTATGGCTTATTGATCTTTCGTACATCGTTGGCCGTGTAGACGAACACGCGCTTGATCTTGTCTTGTTTTTGCAGTTCGAGCGCGGCGTCCTGCTCGCGTGCGAGCAGTGTATTGGTTGTCCACTGCGTGCCTACGATGACTCGGGTGGCGTTCGTGCTGGCAACCATGGGGGCAAAGTCCCGATCATATTTGGCGGGTGTGATGTCCTGGGCTTCGTTGATGACGAGCAGGAGGCTGGCTGTGGCTCCCACTACATTGGCGTCCTTGTCGCCGGAGAGTAACGATGTGATTGCGCTGCCGATCATGCGCATGTAGTCACTGCGTTTCTTCCAAAATGATTTGGTCAGCAGGTTGGCCTTGAGTCTGTTCTCAAGGCGCACGATGAAGTTGAGTGTTTGCGGTTTGTATGTGGGATTGGCGACGACGATCCCCACTTCCCGATGAGCAAATAGATTCATCAGGTAGGCAATGAGGTTGGCGAGTAGTTCGTCCTTGCCTGCCTGTCGGGATATGATGAGTACGAATGTCAGTCCCTGCTTTTTGAGAATGGAATTGATGATCGCTTCGGCCGGTTCCAATTGGTAGGGACGCATCTTCATCCCGCCTCCCCTTTCGGTGAAGCGGTCAAAAGTTTTGTGTATGTTCTTGATGGTTTGCTCTAGTGTTGACATTTGGTTTATCTCATAAGAGCAGGCTGGAACCTGCGCATGAGCCGACCTTCCGTTTTAGATCTCGCATCGCCGTTCCTGACGTTACTGCAGCATCGCCGCTCTTGGCGATGTTGGCCAGTATCGTTATTTATGTCGATAGGTGCCGGCGTTTTCATATGCCCATTTCCAAACGTAGTTCTTCGAGCGCGCGTAAGATGGAGTCCTGCACGTCGCCGGTCTTGCCGTGTATCAGGTGTTGTGTTCGTACCAGTGTCGCCAATGATATGGTTGCGTTTGAAAGTGTGTTCATTGCCTTTAGATAATGGTCGTCGCGTGTCTCGTTCTGCTGTGCGTCCGTGAGGTAGCGCGGCTCAAAGTTCAATTCATTTTGTAGATTGTTGATGCACACGCGGATTAGATTGATCTCGCTTTCAACATCAACAGGCTTTTGCTTGTCCAGCCTGGCCTTCTGCTCTGGTGTAAATCGTTGTGCATAAAAGCCATGTTTCAATGCGTTTTTGTTGCCCGGCTTGCCGCCTGGCTTTCTTCCGGTGGGTTTTGACTTTCCTTTGCGCGGCATGTGTTACCTGAATATCCATTTGATGATCTCTACGCCAACATATGCAATCATTGGGGTGATGATCACCCATCTCCACTTGGTGCGTTCTTCATCTGCTCTCTTCTCCTTCTTCTCCTGTGCCAGTAGGAATTGATTGAGCGCTACTTCCATTGGTCCTAAGCGCGTGGTGATGGTTTCGTTAGCGGTCGCCACATCACCGATCACTTGCAAGGCTTGTTTCATGACGGTTGCCATAAAGCGTAAGCCCTGGCGTGTTTCGAGATTGTCGTCTTTGAGCGCCTCATCAATCTTGTCTATCACGGCTTCGGCTGTGGTTGGAGTGGGCGTCATTAGACTGGCCGCCCGATGAAGCGCACGCGGATCGGTCCCTTGATGGGTCCGTTTATACGTATGGTGAACTTCTCGATCAACTCCCTTACGTCCCTTTCCATGATCTCAATGTCGATAGTCAACTTGCGGCGTTCCGTGTGAAAATCCGGCTCAAACTCGATGGCTTGAACGTATAGAACTAGTGGAGCATTGGACTCGGCTTTTCTTTCCTTCATGGCATAGGTCCGGTGTAGCCTTTGGAGCGCGCCCATGCATCCATTGATAGCACCCATACTGCCAATGCGGGCGGCTCGGTGGGTGTATCGTTCGCTACGGACTTGCGCGCGAAATATCGGTTGCCGATTTGCAAGCAGGCATATTCCTGGGTCACGTCGTTATCGTCCGTGAGTCTGCCCCATTTTTGATTGTTGGTTGGAGTGATGATCTCTACTACGTCAAATGCTTCCCCCTGGCTCATCTTGCGGATCGTGCCTCCTGTCTTTGTATCGGGCTTGCCGCGCACAAATAAGAATTTATTTGTGACGATATATGTCTCTGACATTGGCTTCTCCTGTAAGGTAGAAGCCACCCGATAAAAAGAATGCGGACACAGCCCGTTTATCGGGTGGCTGTGTCCTGGCTCTTGCAATGTACGCCCGAAAGTGTGTTACTGTCAAGAGGTAACGGATTGGGAAAAGGTTACTTAAATCACCCCGGCCAAAGAAAATCATTGATTTTCTTTGGCCGGGGCTGTTGGTTGCTCTAGTGTATCTTTATCAACTCTGTGTTTCCGCAGCGACTACATGCGTGAACTTCACCAGCGTCGATTTTTACAAATTGATATTTATGACCAAATAGCCAACACCATATTTTATACATTCTTTCTCCTTCCTGCATCAGCCGCCTGTTTGGATTTCTCGTTTTTCATCAAATCCATAATTTCAGGAAAGTTAGAAACTACATGATTGGCTAATGTTTCAGCCAACTCCTCACCCTTTTTCCCTAACTGCTTGTCATATTTTGCAATTATGAATTTGAATTTGATTCTCAAGAACTCCTTTGCGGTTGCTGATTGCATTATTACTCCTTTGTGTGTCTTATATCAAATGTTTCTTGGGATGGTGTCCCACTGCCTTTGCAAATCCTTCATCATCTTTCGTTCTTCTGGTGTAAATCGCTCTTGTTGCGACCAGTTGAAAAATACATTGCTCATCAACTCACCGACTGAATTAAGTTTCTTGATTTGTTCCTGCAATTTACGTTGTTTGATTGGCGGCTTCATGGTTTTTCCTTTCATAGTAAATTCTTTTGCATGATCTTCTGTGTCGGCAACAAATCACACGACCACGCTTCATGCCCAAGAGCTGCGAAGGCGTCTCTGGTTTTACCGCTGAACTCACACGCAACTAAGATTTTCATAAGTGGTTGCCTAACGGGTTAGGTTTTAGCGGCGTGGCGGCTGCGAATGTAGGCAACGTGTTTCGATATGTCATGTGACCCATCAGACCGACCACAATATTCGCACACATTTGAAGCAGTCCGCTGCACGTTTTGTTGGGCGGATACTTGATTGAGCCAACTTTGAAAGCCCTTATCGCCCATTTCATTGCAAAGTGCTATCATGAGGACGTCGCTCAATTCATCCCAACCCACTGACGGATCATCTAAGTGATGTTTTCGATATGCCATTTTTACAGCATCGAGCAAAGTTACCATTTCTCATTCCTTCGGGCGTCTGCCCAACGGGTTAGGTTTTAGCGGCGTGGCGGCGTTGATAAACCGGGCTGAGGGAACAAGACACGCTATGCAATAACTTCGCGCCGCACTCGTGGCATGCGTCCGCTGCAAGCCTGGGTTGGGCGGCTTCACTGACTGCGAGATTGTACGCCTCCCAAAACTCAGCAATCGGCGCGCCGTCCTTGACGTTGAATAAACTATTGAAGTCCTTTTTTAGCGCGGATAAAAACTTCTGGGTTTCACTACTCTTTATCATCTTGTTTTCCTTTCAGGTGTGTCAAGTATATAGTTACCATCGGCCAAGTTCCTGCACATCAGCCTGAATTTCTCGATCTTGGCGCGTGTGGCTGGCTTGATAAACATGTTGGCTTCCAGTTCCATCTTATTGATCGTAGCCACTGCCTGGGCAATGACCAGTTTGGTTTGTTTGTCTGCCCTTACGAGTCGCTCGTTCTCGTAAAATAGTTCCGACATTGCCTGGCGTTCCTGCTGCCATTGTGCGAAGGCTTCAAATGGATTGCTGGTTTCTTCTGTCATTTCCAGTGATAGTTCTTCCAGTTGTTGAAAGGCAGTTTTCTTATCTTGCTTCTCGAATGGGTCGTCTTTGGAGTCGCCTTGAGGAAAGTTAATCGCCATGGTCGCCTCCGTCCAGTTGGTAGATATTCTGGATATACGCGCGCCGCGCGTCTTTCTTCAACGATCTCCACCATTTGATTTCCTCGGGCGGCTCGGTGTATTGCCTGACTGGTTCTCCGCGCTTCCTTCGCTTTCTGCGTGGGAGGAACAGCTTGACTCTGGTGGATCTGCCGTTCTCGGTTCGGTCGGTCGGCTCTTTGCCGTAGTGTATCAGGTCGTGCAGGAGTTTGACATTCACGCCTATATTTTCTTCAAGGATGTGCCACTTATAGCCATCTCCCTTTTTGTTCTTTGCCTTGCGGAATGCGGATACTAATTTTGGCGGCGTGGCCGGATGGATGAAGGGTTTTATCTTTCGCATTCTGCCTCCGTTAGATACTCTGCTTTGCTGTATCCTTCCACTACAGCGGTTTGGATCCTCCACCAGGCGCCTACTGAGCGAATGATCGTGACCTGCTCCCCATTGTGGAGGTAGCCGATGACCTTGGCCTTCTCGCTTGGCGCGGCTCGTATGTGCAGGGCTTCGGAGGCTGTGACGGTGGCGCAGCGGGGTTTGATTTCGATTGTGAACTCCTCCCCGCTTTCACGCTCTGAGAGTGTAGAGGTGGCTGGAACCACCGTCGGAGCCGATGTCCCGTCGATCGGAGCCGGGTAGGTTACGAATGGCTCTACGGTGGTCATGCAGGCAAGGATGACGGGAAGGAACAGCAGGATTTTGTATCTCATTCTTCCTCCACTTGCGCAAAGGTGATGAACCTGACGAGTTTCCCAAGTTCCTGCTGCGCTGTGTCTTTCAGGTTTTCATCAAGCCATGCTCGCGCGTGGTCGTTGGATGCGGCAACGATCAGGGTTTGATCGTCCCATGTGATAGCCTGGGTGGGTTCGACCCATGTTAGGAACGATGCTCGCTTTATGTCGGGTTTGATTTTTGCTTTTAGGTCGTCCCAAATCAAACTATCTATATTAGATATATATATTTTGTTAGGTTCTGGTTTATTAAGTTCCGGTGCAATCTTTGCACCCAAAGAGTTTGCACCCAAAGAGTTTGCACCCAATGAGTTGTCGGATTTTGCACCCTGCAATATTTGCACCGGTGCAATCTTTGCACCCCCCTCATCGAAGGGGATGCGCCATTTATTTGTACCGCGTGGTCCCACTCCATCCAATACAAGGATGCCCATTTTCTCTAGTGCACGCGTAAGATTTTGTACGTTTCTTTCCTGGTAGCCCGTTTTCTTCGCGATGGTTTTCACTGCGGGCCATATATTCTTACCATTATGATCTGCGTTATCTGCATAGCATATCAATACATATTTGTGATTTGGCTTGAAGTCGACTTCGTTCCACTTGGCTGGACATTCCATTTCCCATACCAAGGCTTGTGCTTTGACGCTCATGATGGCTCTCCGACTCTGGGCGTGGTTTCTGCTGGTGTCCAGAAGAAGTCGCCGATTTGGTAGACGAGTGAGAACCATTTACCGCGCTTTGTCATGGCCTGCTTGAGTCCTGCTACGTTTGCCTCTAGGGACTGTCCGCGTGGTGCGTGGTGTATGCAAGTCCAGTTCTTCACGTCTGGATGTGTGTTTTGCAATTCCTCCCTGGTTCTGTAGTACATGATGTTGATTCGGTTGTCCATTTGATAACTCTCCTTTTACTGGTTTCTTGTAGCCAATATGTCACGCCGTGAACGTGACCTATTGGCCGATTTGTCACCGCGCGTGTCGTGACATTTTGTTAGATCGGGATGATTTGAAATTCAAGACCGAAGGCTTCCAGTTTGGAAGCATCGTTGTCTATTAGCCACTCGTCGGCTTCCCATTTGGTTTTGAGTTCGGGCATACTTTCCAGGTCATGCCAGTTCGTGAGTTCTGCGGGTGCATGAATGGCTTGATTGTTATTAGTAGCCCTTACCTGAATTTTGAACATGTGTTCTCCTTGATGCGCGCTTTCGATGCGCGGCGTTGATCGTTTTCTTATCTGGGAACGTGGTGCGGAATTTCTCTCCGCATCCACACTCACAGATTTTGGTTAGGGTAGGTCGGCGCTTTCTTGGGAACCTAGCTCCCACCGGTGTGGGCATTGGCTTCCCCTGGCGAATAACCACCTGCGGCCTTCTTGTTTGCATTGCAGGCAGAATAGGGTCAACGCCAACTTGGGAGGCTGGCCGATTGCCAGTCCTATTCGCTGGGGGAATGAAAAGGGGCTTTGGTTGTCGCTCCCTCCTGGGGTGCGACGGGTGTTAGGTTTGCCATTCGGCTGTTGTCGTAGTCGATCCATGCCTGATTGAGCAGTGCTAACTCTTTTGATGGCAGTTTCGCAAACACACGATCTGGATGCTGCCGATCTCCATTTGGCGGATATAGGTGTGCGTATTGTGGGTTGGGGGCGGTTACGGTTTTCCATGCAGGGATGGTCCCGCGTTCTTCTCCGCATTTGATACATTGTGTGGTGTGGAGCAGGTTGTATTCATTGCACACAAGGCAAGTCCAGTGAGGGATAGTAGTTTCCTGCTGGTAGATGGTCTTATCTTCTGCAATGATGGGCATTTGCTTGTCTGCAAGAATTGGAATATTCAAATCCCGTTTGACCTGTGCGACGATCTCTTGTGTAATAGTCTGTGCCAGCATTGCCTTTTCGCTCTCAAGTGATTTGGTTGCCTGTGCTATGGCCTCGGTGACGATCTCGCCGCGCGCAATGCCGACATCTATTTTCTCCTTGATGTCCGGCGCGCCTCCGTGATATAGGTAAATCATGGTGACATGCAGGGCGGTCACTCCGATAAACCCATAAACAAGCCATTGGCCTATTTGCTGTGGGTCTGTCTCGATCAGGTTCCCGCTCAAGATTACTTCTGCGGCTACCATGCCAAGTGTCCCGATGAAGGCCGCTAGAAATCCGACGGCTGCGCTTGCGTATTGTGCGGTTGACTTGCACAGGAACACGAAGGCGACTGCCCAACAGATCGCGCCGATGTCGAATAGGACGAGTCCGACGATCTGATTTTCAAACGAACTTGGGAATATGCGTTGTAGTGCCTGGTAGGTGAGGGATACCAACATTCCAAATACTGCGACGGTGAAGGCGGAAAAGATGTAGATTGCCATATTGCCTAATACTTTTTTCATTTGATAACTCTCCTTTATATTGGTAAAATAGGCTTGCTGTCCGCGCCTGGAAGAACTGATAACTCTCGCCTGGCGCGGGCGGTCATTGTTGATCCCACGTTCACGGCGTGGGCGGGCATCGCACAGGGTAGGGGGTTTCCTACCCTGACTAGCTTCTATGGAGGTGAAATATGAATGGGGTCCTGGCGACTGTGACAATTCAACACGTCACGGTCATGAATGCTGTTGCCACGTTTCTCAAGATTGCCTTGCAGGGCAAAGCGGAGCAGACAAAGCGTTGGTATCGGTGCAGGCTTTCGCTGCTTATTCGGTTCCTTGGGGAAACGCGTCTTTTGTTTGATGTGATGGAATCAGATTTGATTGATTGGCGCGAGAGTATCGAACGTCAAGGTTTATCCCCTGACACCCTGCATGGTTACATCCGTGCGGCTCGTCGTTTATTTCGCTGGCTGTATAAGCGGGGTTTGATGTCTGCCGATATTTCACAAGATGTAACACTGCCGCGTCTGCCGCGTCGTGGTCGGAGTGGAATTTCTGATCATCATGCCTCCCTTATTCTTGAAGAAGCCAAACGATGGAGCGTCCGTGATTATGCAATGCTGCTTGTCTTTTCTTCGACGAATGCCCGGCGCGGGGGAGTGGCCGAGTTGCGAATGTCGGACTTGGATCTGACGGCGCCCGAACCTTACTGCCGTCGCCTACAAGTCTTTGAGAAGGGCTTGAAGGAACGGACGGTTGTCATGGATGATGAAACGCTGTCTGCCTTGCGCGCCTGGGTTGCGGTGCGCCCGGTGGGTTCCCCCGGCGAAGAGTTGACCGATGGAGTCAACTTTCGCCGGGGTTCGGATCATGTCTTTGTGACTGTGAAAGGTAGACCGCTCAAGGTTGATTCTGTAAGTGAAGTGATTGATCGTTATAAGTCCCGCCTGGGGATCAAGGGCCGCTGCTCTCCTCATCAATGGCGTCATCGCTGGTTTCGCCGTGTGCTTTCAAACAAGATGCCCCTTGTTCAAGCGGCTCAACTTGGCGGCCATGAGAACGTCGAAGTGACCTATCGGTATTATGGTCAGTTCGCGGTAGACGAGTTGCAGGATGCCTACGATCGGCACTATAAGTCGTAGTTTCGGAGGTAGGGAATTTCACCCGTTTCAAACCAGCCTACATAGCAGTAGGCGAAGTAATGAGTCTCACGCGCCTTTTACGCTCTCCGAAAGCGCCATGCAGTGGCCTTTTAAGCCATTGGTTCAGGGTTCGAATCCCTGCGCGCTCACTTCCCCGGCGAACAGTTGGCTAATCACCATCTTTCGCCGGGGCTAAAGCTATTCAGTTGTAAAGGTGCAGTGAGACTTTATGACTGGATGGTCTACGATGATCGCCTCATGCGGACACATGGGGCGGTTTCGTTTATGGTGGGTTCAATCCTGCAATGACAAAGACGATTACCAGCAGGAAAATCATAATTCCCGTTTCAGCGTTTTCCTGTTGGCTGACCTGGCGGGTTCTTTCGTTCTGCAAGTATGCGGTCGATCTCTGTTTGAGGGACGCGATATACACTCTTGCTTTTTGGATTGAGTTTGTAAGCATAGATTACCTTTTGTTCAATCCAGTCTCTAAGGGTGCGCTCGGCGATGTTGAGTTGTTTTGCGGCTTCGGATGTGGTTTTGTCTTGGGTTGCCATAAGCTTCCTGGGTATGTTCATCAGTTCTTGAATATCATCGGTTAAGATTTGCTTAATTGTTGTCGGCTCGGACGTAAACTGTATTCTCGGCATAGCAGGAATTATAGGCGGGATGGGGGATTTGTCAAGGGGATTATGAGTAACAGTAACAGATTTGTTCCTGCCCCGCTCGCGGGGTCGCCCTGCTTTCAGATGCCGCGCGGGGAAGGGCATGCAAACTTTGTTTGCGCCTATGCCCTGGCTTTCGTCTGGGTCAACAGGAACGTCAAGGCTGGGCGCTTTTGGGTTGGATGGGCCTTTGGTCGTCCTGGCGGATCACGTCAAAGGAAGGGCTTGTTATTTTCGGTAACAAGGGACTGTAAAAGCGATGGGGAGGGGGACTTGGACGGCTTTCCGAATTATGCGTACTTGACTTTGCTCTGCGCTGCCAAGCGCCAACAACAACACACAGACAAATGCAAATGAATAACTGTATCCGCCTGAGATCACAACCCGATAGGGAAGTGCGTCAGCACTTAAGGATTTTTTTGCGACAAAAAGCCCGTCCTGGTGGGCGGGCCTCCGTTGGGTGGGGTGGGTTAGTCAGTTTCATCGAATAGTTCGATGTCTTCAATATCCTCAATGTATGTGTTTCCTGATACTTCTGCAACAACCTTGACGGTCCCGTCATTTTTTATATCTAAAATTGTTGCCAGATAGTCAATGCCTTTTGCAATGTTGAGCACACATACAAAGTCGCCTACATATAAATCATCCATTTTATTTCTCCTCCGGCTTGCTTGGTGAGATCCTCAATACTGCCTGGCGTTTGTGCTCGCCGACAATGATTGTAATCCGCTTGCCGATCAACTCTCCGACGGTCGTCGCGCTGGTCGCGGCTTTCAGGCTCTGTACGTCGATCTTGGCGGCCAGTAGGTATCCGGCTTTCCATTCTGCGCCGCTCTTGGTGGTGAAGTAAACGACGGGCTGCATGACAACGCGCGGCTTTTTCGTGGCTGGGTCAATGTCGGATGCAACAGGTATAGTTTCTTCGCTGGTCATGCGGGCTATGCTCATGGTGATGGATTGTACTTTCCAGCGTTCGAGCAGGTCCGAGACTTGCAGAAAGCGGGAGGGGTGTAGATCGTCGAGCAGGGTTTTGTTATCGAGGGTGGTCATTTGGTTAGAGTCCTTTCATGATCTCTAGGATTTGTAATGCTTGCCTTAGTGGCAATCTGATTTCAAGTTCAATCAAATTGTCGTAGGTTATTTGTGCGTAAACGTTCGCCGTTCTCATGCTTGTAGCATTGCAGAGTTTATCCGGCTGATATTCACGCGGCAGGTATTTTCTAAGGAAATTCAAGCGTAGATTTTTCTCTGCTATTTCCTGTCTCCGTTCCCGGTCATACTCTGCCGATTCTTTTAGGTGCTCGCGTGCGTGGGTGAGCAAGCGGGTTTCAATGTCGCGCGCGATGGCTTCGGCTGTTCGCCTGGGGTCAACCGTCATTCGTTCGGCTGTCTTTTTCTCTCTCATTCCATGCGGTACGGTGGCATTTATCATTAGGCGGTGAGTGCGCCAATCTTCGCACAAGTGGAAGCAAGCGCGCGGGCTTTCTATATTTGGGTTACGTTCTGCTTCGATCACTGCGCGGAATGTCTCGCCTGTTCTAGCCGTCAATTCGACGGCTAGAACCTTTGCAACCTCATCAAGGTTTAGAGTGTATGTCATGCTGATAATACTCCGGCTGTTTCGCTGCGTGCCTGGCGTGCAAACTGTTGGCTACCATGTATTGAGCGGATTTCATCGAGGCTTTTCTCTTTTCGATTGAAGGATGGTACGCCAGCAAAAAACCAGGCCTCTTTATTCTTCGCCCATTTAAACCCGGCTGCTTTGATTGCGTCTTTGTGGGCTTTGGTATTGCCGGTTAGCCATACCCAGAAACCCATCAACTCAACTTCGACTCCGTCAAGGTTCAAGGCAAATTCAATCTTGACGCGTAATACTTCTGCGACCTCATCCAGATTGTGAAAGTCTGCCGCGCTCTTTCTGTTCTCGGCGTGTGCCTGGCGTTGTCGTTCGTAGCCCTCATGTTTTGCGAACGTGGCGCAGAATTGGGAATACTCTGCATTGATGTCTTGCATGGTGCGAGTGTCGCCGCCTGCGTCTGGGTGGTGCTGTCTTACCAGGGCTTTATATAAAATCCTGGCTTCTTCCAGGGTGTTGCAATTGTTGAAGTACATTTTGATAACTCTCCTATATTCCTAAATCTAACCAGTCGGCCGCGTGTTCTTCCGGGTCTGCTGGCATAAATGGATAATGCTTTTCGTGCAATTCAATCCCGCCCGCGTTCCAGCGGGTGTAATGGGTGGGCGTGTTGGTGGGGAGGCAGTCTGGTCCGTGGCACTTGTCCTTGTGGCGGTTGGTTGTCTCAAGCCAATGTGTAACCATGCACTCGTCACAATAGCGTTTGTCAAAGCGGGTCATTTTTTCGTCCCTTCGGTGATGGGCTTATAAGAACCTTTGCATTGTATGTATCTACCTAGGTCGTCTTTTTGGTCGGCTCTGTGAAAAGAAAACCATAAGGCTTTGTTAGATGTTCGAAATACTTTGACAGACTTTTTGCAGTCTGGACAAGTTGCGGTTTTTTGTTTTGTATTCATGATTTCACCATTATTCGCACAAACAAAGCCGTCTTTAGTGTGGGGTGGGTTGTCTCGCCTGCGGTGTCAATTCGTACAATATCGAAATATCGTTTTATATGCTTTGCCGCGTCTAATATCCGGGCTGGGTCAATGGTGATTGTTCCCTCTGTGTCTGTGGGAGCGTGACCAGTCCATGCACCAGGGCATTTATAAAAACACTTATCGAATGTTGTTTTTTTCATTTCATGCCTTCAATCATTTTCTCAATGTGTTCGATGTCTGCGAATATCTCGGAGAAATCAAGGGCTTTCTCGATGGCTTCTATAAGTCTTTGTTCTGCGTCTTGTTCTTCCTGTATGATGTTGGTCGGTTCGCTCATGATTGCCTGCCTGCGATCGGGAAGGTATAAAACTGCTTGATCTGCTCGGCGGTGGCGGTGAGCGTTTGGTAGGGCTTGCCTGTGATGGGGCGTAGGATGAATTTACCGCTTAGGGTGTAATTCAACTCGACCTTATACAGGCGGTTGTGAACTTTGACGTAGATGGATAAGACTGACATTTGATAACTCTCTTTTTCTTCGACTGCTGGAACACCCAGCAGATAACGACTAGCTATTCAAGCCGATTTCACGGGCTGATTGCATGGCAGATAAAACAAGATAATCCTCGTAGGATGTGTTTTCGTCGACGCTGGTATAAATGCCTTTGCCTTTGCCGGTGGTATAGTGAATGTGAAACTCGTGTAACGTTGCGTCTGACAAGTTTTTCCAATAATTTCGGGCTTGTTCAATTTGCTTGACTGTGAATTTTTGCATGATATTCCCCTAAAATAATTTTGCTTGCATTACTGTTACTTGCCACTGCCAGCAAGCAAAGCCGACGAACGAGGACTCAACCCAGAAGCCGACCGATGAAGGGACGGGGGCGGGATATTCGCCAAAGGCGAACACTGGCAAGCCGGACTTGATGCACTCACGAGCCACTGCCAAAGAACCGGGACCGGGCGAAAAGAAAACTGCACTTTCACAACCCTGAAAGGCTGCGATTGAGCGAAGAAGATAACGGGCTGGGATGGGGGCCGACGAGCCGCCAGCGCCGAGGACAACATGAGCGCCTTTGTATGCGATTTGCAGCACATGATGGGGTGCTTGATCTATAACGGGCGCAACTGCGAAAACCATGAGGGACAAAGGGTTTCGGAACATGGCCGACAAAAGAACTTCTTTATCAGCGCCGAGCTGACAACCCACGTGAACGGATGAACCCTGCTCTATGACGGCCGAAACGACCTGGTGTAAAGCAGAGTTTTGATTTTGATATGGAAGGGAACGGGAACCACCGAAATAGACTTTAGACATGATTACACCATTGCGACTTTAGACCGAATGCCGCACAACCGAGCACGGAGAAGCAGAGATATAACTGCCAGGCGACGAACCGAACGAAGGATAATTTATTTTTGAACATGCTAATATTTTAGCACACAAACATACACAATGCAATACAAACACACCACCAAAACCCAACAGATTTGTAAAGCGCTTTTGATTGTGACCGCACGCACAACACACACACTAGCCTTTTTTCTTTTTGGTTCTTTTTCTATTTTGGGCAATGCCAAAAAAGAAAAAGAACGATAGATAGCTTTTGCCGATGATCTTCGGCGTTACTTCTTCTGCACTTGATTGTGGAATGGAAGCGCACTACAAGCCCTTACCACATGAGCGTTAAATAAAAAAGCAAGGGTTTGCCCGATAGGGATGGCGATCTTCCACCCTTGCTTTTTTATAGCCATGTGGTGAACTTTTGTAGGGCGCTGGAATGAAACAACCCTCTGCTTTACTTGAATCTAGAATTACTTAAAAATAGACCTAGTTCGAGTGGGCGTAGCCCATGTCAGGGAGGCGGAGGCTGAGCCTAGCGGTTTTGCTTTTGACCTACCGCACGGGTTTGGTTTATGTGCGGAATGTGGGAGGGAATCCGACCCCGCGCGTTCAGGCCGGAGCTAGTCGAGGCCTGCGCATGCACTTGACCTACCGCCTGGGCTGAGCCACGTCGGTGGCGAATGGCGGAATGTGGGAGGG